AGGCCTGTAGTATATACTCCGGTTCCCGTTGCATAATTTACATAAACTTTTTGTGCATCAAGATTTCTAGCATCAGTATATATGTTTGTGTTAGCTTGGCGAATGACACTACTTACTTTAACTGGAGGCCAAATATAAGCTTTAACTGTAAAAGTTAAATCCCACATGACCAATCTTGTTGTTGAAAAATCGCCTTCATAATCTGTTGATGGAGAAACAGATGTTAAAATGATAGGCACATCATAGACCTGATCCATTTTATTAATAAAATCTATTGTAACAGTAAAATCTGGCGTAAAAAATGGTAAAATTTGTTCTAGTATTTGTGTCCCATCTTCTGTATTTCTAACATAAATTGATAAAGTGAAATCAAAATTATAAGGAATTGGTGCATACTGACTGTTAAATTTTGTTGCATTGTTAGCTGCAAAATTCTGTAGAGTTGACATTTGTTTGCGGCTAGAATCATATTCCATACCAACCAAATCAAAACTCATTCTTGGAACAATGGTTGCGATTGATTTTGTTAAATTTGGGTCAGAAGTAATTCGTGCAAGATATTTTTCTTTTGCACCATAGGAAAGTGGTACTTTTGTAACTTCTTTTGCCGTTTGACCATCTTTGGTGTAACGAACCAATTGTATATCATTAAACATGGTGCCAAATGCAACCACGATTTTACGAATTGTTCTATTATAAAAATGACTGTTGCCAAGCATCAAGCTTCTCCAAAAGGATTATGCTCGGTAAAATCAAGTATAGAATCCGATTCTGTTTCAATACGATTATTATCTACAATATCCTCAAATGCATTATCCATCGTTGCTGTATCAGAAACAGTATTAATGATCCAATTTGCATTACCAGTATTACCACGAACATTACCAGAATTAAATGTACCTATCACTCTTATAACATCAAGAGAAACACCTGTGTTATATGTATAAACTATTGCCTGTGCAGTAGCGTTGGCTAAACTTGATCCTTGATATACAATTTCATTTGCGACAAAAGCACCTGTGCCTCCAGCATTTAATGAAATTCTATTTCTTGGATATAAATCAAATATTTGGTTATCAATTTCCGATATACCAGTTTGAATAACCTCACTTGAAAACACAAACTGTTTAAGTTTTAATGCGTAAACATAAACATTACCACCACGACCACGGCCAAGTGTATAAAACATGGCTTGGTTATTTTCATGTTCTACAAAAGTTATTTCAAAGAAGTTACGAAACAATGGAATGTAAATCAAGTCTCCCTCAAGTGGTCTAAGCTGATTTACAGTAAAGCCAAATCTGCGGCGAGAAACGAGTAAGGTTACTTCATCTCGGATTTCAAGTCCAAATTTGGACATAAAATCACCTTCACCTTCCATGCCAGTAACATTTTCCAAATACATCTCTAGTGGATATGCAGTTGTATATGTTTTTAATGTATCTTCACCATACAACAGATCAACAGAATCTCTACTGGATCTTGGCATGTAATAAACATCCATGCCGTTTATTCCAAGAGATTCTATAACCAAGTCCTCAACAAGAAGTTGCTCGCTGGTAACTTGATTAGCTGGAAAATTCTGGAAATATAGGTTGGTTGCCATCAGTTTTAACCAAGCATAATTTCGTTCGGCAAAACATTTATGATTTGCATTTCTTCTTCTAACTTGGCAATTTCTTCCACAGCTTCATCATAAATTTCTTTACCGTTTAATGTCACACCACCTGGCAATTGCACACCTGCAAACTTTTTAAGGTTATTACCCCATTGCATTTTGATTAATGCTGTGGAATATTTCTTTAAAAATCTATCACCCCAAACATCAGAGTTGCCAGAAATTGTTCCAGTTACATTAGCTGCGGTATTAACCATTGGCCCACGAACTGTTAACGATGTTGGTGATAGTATTTTATCCACTTGGAAATTATCAACACCATTAAATGTAATGAAATCATTTTCTAAAAATTGTTGATCAAATGTTGTGCCAAAACCTAATACAGAATTACTGCCTGATGTATATGACATTGTGCCTGAGAGAGTAACCACATCAGGATTTAATGATCTATAGCATTCTACAACCACATACTCACCTGGCTGAACATCTCTTGTCCAATCAATATCTAAAAAAACTTTATTTTGTTTACGATTAAATCTGAATTGTGGAGTGCCAGAGAACAATAACTCAAGCGTTCTTATATGTTGCATGGTGATTTCATATGACACATAAGAAACAGATGTGAAGTCATACAAATCATGCAGGCGTAATTGATAACGCAAGTCAAACATATTGATTGATGCGTTAGAGTTATTAAATGGAAATACACCTGTTACAAATGTTACCGCATCAGGTGCGTATATCCATCGGCGATTAATATCTGCGACTGTCAATTGGTGCTTCATATACATCTTCTCTGTACCATCAAAATGGTAGTCTTGAAAGTATGATAGAGCATCGTCTATACGGTCTTCCACTTGGTCATCATCCACATTAATTTCAATAACGGGGAAACCAAGTTTTCTTAGACAGTAAGTTTTGAATTGAGCACGAGTTGAAGGTGTAGCCATTTTTTATCCTAAAGCAATTGAAAGTGCCAACACATCTGGAATAGTTGCTGCTGTATTCGCTTTAGTAAATGCAGCATTAGCTGTATTTAATGCAACCGTAATACTGTTGTTTTGTGTTGTATTGGTTGTTGTAGCAGCATTAGCAGCTGTAAAAGCACCGTTAGCATAAATTGATGCCGAGTTGGCAACATGACTTGGAGTATTAGCAGCTATAAATGCTGCTGTGATGCTGTTGTTTTGCGTAACATTGGTTGCTGTAGCAGCATTAGCAGCTGCAAAGGCACCGTTAGCATAGATTGCAGCACTATTAGCAGTAAAACTTGGAGTATTTGCCTGTAAGAAAGCCGCTGTGATGCTATTATTTTGGGTAGCATCGGTTGAAATAGCAGCATTGGCAGCAACAAATGCTGCATTAGCTGTATTTAATGCAACTGTGATACTATTGTTTTGTGTATCATTAACACCACTTTCATTATTAGCTTGACTAAAAGCTGCATTTGCTTGATTAAAAGCAAGTGTTGTATTCGCAGCAACAAATGAAGCAGGTTGTTGAATAACAATATTACCAACCATGCCACCATGAATGGAACATTGATAAACATAAGTTGAACCTACTATATCAAAGGGAACTTTCCAATATAAAGTTCCTGTTACTTGGCCTTGTGCGCTTGATCCAGTTAAAACTGTCCCTGTGTTAGAAACATGAGTAAGTCCTGTATCATAATTTGCACCACCACTGGACACCCGAATCATAAACGGATGACCAGTAACATTATTTAATTGAAAGGCTAGTGTCTCACCGCCAGAAACATATATTGAAGGATTGTTTCCTGAATATTGATCTATTAGATAAGCAGAGGCACCTGAATTTGTTACCGTTAATCTTGTAACAGCGCTTATAAAGTTTGAGTTCGCTTGAGTAAAAGCTGCATTAGTATGATTAAATGCAGCCGTAATGGAGTTGTTTTGTGTAGTGTCAGTAGCAGTTGCAGCATTAGCGGCCGCAAAAGCAGAATTAGCATAACTTTCAGCTGAATCAGATGCAATGAATATTGAACCATTACCATTGTTTGCTGCCCATTTACCTGATGTTTCAATCCACAAGATTGAGGTATTTGGTTGAGCACCACGGTCAACCTCAATACCAGCATTAACTGCTGGTTGAGCTGATTGATTAATGGCCGCATTAACAGTAATGATATTATCTGCAATTAATACTGTTGAAGTGTTGGTATAAGTTGTAAGACCGGTAACAGTCAGATTACCCGAAATACTTAAATCACCAGTAATTATGCCACCAGTGTTAGCATTGATACTATTATTAGCTCTAGTGAAAGCACCATTAGCATATATCGCTGCTGAGTTGGCAACATGACTTGGTGTATTAGCAAATATAGCTGCTGAAGTAGCTATCTCTCTTGCCACATTATCAATTGCAGCACCACCAGAAATAGTATTAGCAAAAGCAAAAGCAGCATTGGCTGTATTCAATGCAACCGTGATGCTATTATTTTGTGTAACATCGGTTGCTGTAGCAGCATTAGCAGCTGTAAAGGCACCGTTAGCATATATCGCTGCTGAATTAGCTACATGACTTGGAGTATTAGCTGCAGCAAAGGCACCGTTAGCATATGTTCCAGCAGATAAAGCATTTACGGCCGCTGTATTAGCAGCAGCAAAAGCACCGTTAGCATAGGTGGTAGCCGTATTAGCCTGAAGAAATGCGGAATTAGCATATGATGCCGCAGAGTTTGCTGTAAAACTTGGTGTATTTGCTTGTAAAAATGCAGCGTTAGCATATGTTCCAGCTGAAGTAGCATTTACGGCTGCGGTATTAGCTGCAGCAAATGCACCGTTAGCGTAAGTACCAGCTGAAGTAGCATTTATGGCTGCTGTATTAGCAGTTATAAAGGCACCGTTAGCATATACACCAGCACTAGTTGCTTTATTATCCGCAGTATTAGCTGTAGCAAAGGCACCGTTAGCATATACTGCTGCTGAATTGGCAGTGTGACTTGGAGTATTAGCTTGTAAAAATGCGGCATTGGCAGTATTAAATGACGCCTGAGAAAATACTGCATTAGATGTTAATGAACTTTCAAGAGCTAAGGGAAAACCGCCAGATGTTGTTCCATCGTGGACAACAAGTGTTTTCTTATCGGTATCTACGGTAATTTCAGCAACAACGCCGGTGAATGCACCAGTTTGTGTTGTATTACCTCTTCGTATTTGGACTTGTGTTGACATAATAGTATTTATAGTGTCCCGTAATCTATGCTGTAATTAATTGAATCATACACAAATCCATAATCGACGGTTAGGCCTTGTGCGCCAGGAATACCAGCAAATGTTATTGTTTTTGTTGTTGAATTAGCTAAAACAACAACACCAGATTCACCAACAAAATTGACTTGTGAATTGGCAGCAGATGCATTAGCATATGTATCGTTGTTTGCGGTGTAAATAATACCAAAACCAAAATCGGTAGTACCACCGCCTGAGCCAGCATTTGCGGTATATTGTTTTGAACCATCTGCAAACTGAATGAAACCAGTATTGGCCACAAAATTGTTTGCATATATTGTGTTTGCACCTTGAATATTACCAAAACTACCTGTTGTAATAAACGAAGTGGCTGTAATTGTGCCAGTAACAGTACCGCCGTTATTAGCATCTAATGAATTGTTTGCTCTTGTAAAAGCTGCGTTGGCATAACTAGCGGCAGAATTAGCAGTAGCACTTGGAGTGTTTGCTTGTAAGAAAGAAGCATTAGCCTGAATAAAGGCCGCATTAGCAGTATTTCTTGCTGTTGTGTCTGGTGATGATGTAGGATTTAATAGGTTTGTTCCTGCACCACCAACACACTCTGTTAAATCAATATATGCACCACGAGCTGAACCGCCTTGCTCAAAAAATCTTATTTTATTCTGAAAGGCATCAATTGTGATTCCGGTGCCAACTAGTGTAGTGTTTGATGCCGGTTTTGCAAGTAATATTTCACCACCCTCATCACCAACAGAGTTGGTAACAGATATTATTTTGGTGCTGAATATGCCAGATGCTTTATCAAATGATAGGTCAGAATTTGAACCTAGAGTGCCACTATCATTGAATTGAATTTCCTTATTAAGACCTGCTGGTCCCAAATAAGGATAGTGAGTGATGACTGAGCCTGCTGGCGTGGAATAGAAAAACTTTCCATCACGACTGTTGATAGAAATTTCACCATTGGCCAGCGATGATGGTACATTGCCGGTTTCTGTTGAATGTTTAAGTTGAATTACTGTATTTGCCATTAGAATGTACTACCGTCCTCAACCTTTATTTTGAATAGGTCACTAACAGCAGAATCAATAGACAATATTTCTTCAGGTTTAACAGTATTGATTTTCTTTAATTTAGTAGCAGGAAGATTTACTTCAAGTTTAGAAATGTAATTTTTTAATTCTAACAATTCTGCATCCTTGTCCAAAATCTCTTTTTGTTTTGCTTCTAAACTACTTTCCAATCCAGACATTTTTTTCATTGCATCATTTAAAGCAGATTGGATTCTAGTCTTTTCTTGGACTATAGCATCATTGCTTTCTGCTTGCACTTTATAATGTTGCGTCTGACCAATTTGTTGCAAAGCTTGTTGATGTGTTGCTGTTAATTCATCTAGTTTTGCCTGTAATTCTGCTTGACCGTTGGCTTGTTTTTCAAACAATTTTAATCTTGCTTGAAACATAAAGTTCTGCTTAAGAATTGAATCTAAGTTCTCAAGCAGAACCTCTTGATACGCATTTGAAAATTCCACACTCATAATAACTCCTATTCATTATGTATTATTTAAAAAGTACCACCTTGGAGATGTGCAAATGTTGGAACTCCAGATGCATTGATAGTTAACACATGGCCTTCAGTTGACGAAGATGCGGTAGTAAATGCTGATGTGCCTTGGCCTAACAGAACACCATTTGTTGTAAATGTTCCTGCACCAGTACCACCTCTTTCTACACTTAATGTACCAGATGTAATTGCAGAAGCACCAATTGCAATAGCAGTTGAGTTTGCAGAACTTATACGGCCATTAGCTTCAACACGGAAAGCAGCAACAGCACTAGCACTACCATGATGAGCAGCTGTAACTGTGATGCCAGTAAAGTCAGTATTTGCTTGTGCGAAAGCACCGTTAGCATAGACACCAGCTGAGGTGGCCTTATCATCAGCGGTATTAGCAACTGCGAAAGCACCGTTAGCGTAAGTACCAGCTGATAAAGCATTTACGGCCGCTGTATTAGCAACAGCGAAAGCGCCGTTAGCATATACACCAGCACTAGTTGCTTTATTATCCGCAGTATTAGCAGCAACAAATGCACCGTTAGCATATACACCAGCTGAGGTGGCCTTATTATCAGCAGTGTTAGCAGCTGCATAAGCATTACCTGAAAACAGTTGAATGTCTTGACCACCAATCGTTACAGAATATGCTTGAACATTTGCAATAAGTGTTGCAGCATTAGCAGCCGTTATAGAACCAGAAGCAAGAGCATTTGCAGTTGGATCTTGTGTCAATCCTTTAAACAGGAAGAATGTATCTGATGCAGCAGGTCTTGCCAAACCAGCATATTTTAGACCAGTTGAATCATATTGACCGTAGAAACCAATATCTAATACATCACTAGCTGTTTGATTATTTGCTAATTTAATTAAT